AAACTACATCGTCTCCACTTGCTTCTATTCCGAATACTCTTCTTTGGATATCTTCAAAAGTTGTGCCTTCTTCTTCTTTATTTTCATTTAAATCAATGCCTTGTATTGAAGCTAAGAATCTACGTTTATCTTCTTCAGTTTTTTGCATTGCTTTAAAAGTTTGTACTAGTTCTGGCATTGAAAGATTATCTTCTAGTTCTTCGTAATTTTTCCAATTACCTAAAAGAAAAACTTCCCCTTCTAATGCGGCTAAATCTAGTTCTGACCAGCCAGAACCGCTGCCGCTAGAAGGTTTGGGTCATCCATCTTAATACCTCCGCAAATTTCAAGAATGCGGTTGATTGTTGGAACATCCAAAACATCTTCAAATGCGTCTCTATCTTTAGTTAATTCTGGTAGCTGCTTTTCTAGTGCTACTGCACAAGCATCAATTAGAATTGTTAGAGTCTCATCTTCTGTTTCTGCCGTTGCGGTTTTTTGAATTGCCGCCATGAACTTTCTTAGCTCTTTAATTGTGAGCGGCTTTAGTTTGACTACTGCGCCATTTTGTAATGTAATTTCTTCTACATCATATACTGTGCTTGCCATTGTATCCTCCTAGGATTGTCTTAATTATTATAACATATAGGTTTTATCACTACAAATAGAAAACCCCCCATTTCTGGGGGGAATTCTTTAATTAAATAAATTAATTATACTACTAGTACACGGTCAATAATTTTACCGTATTCTGATCCAGCATAGTCCGCATCTGGAAGAAGACGGAATGTTACTGGGAATGTGGTTGCTGCGTTACGAGCAAGTGAGAATTGTGACTGTTGTACAGACAAAACTCTACGTGCATAATATACACGCTCTGATGTTGTTGAGCTAGATGATGGGGCTTGTCCAACTGCAATTAGCTGACGCTCTGTTGGAGCTTGTCCAAGAGCACCTCCAGCTATACCAAGTACCTGCTTGGTAGTAGTTGATGAACCTGATACTGCACCTAGTGTGTCTGCAGATTGTCCGAATACTGCTACAATATTTTCTAAAGTACCTTCTGACATTTCTGTTGCAATCATAACTTCCATTGCAGACTTGAACAGCTTAGCTGTATCAAGCAATTGATCAACGGTTACTGAGTCAAATGTTGGGTTGTATGTGACCTGAAGACCATTGTTGGTAAAACCAACGTTACGGTATCCAAATAGTCCTGCTGTCTGGTTAACAGCATTAAGTGTATTTGCGTATGAAACTCCTGCTGCGAATGCTGGAACTCCTACTGTATTTGCGGCTGATCCAATACCTACGTTAGATGGATCTGCGTTAGGGATATAATCTGCATCATTAATGTCAACAGTTGACAAAAATAATGGAGATGCTCCAACTAGAATATTTTTAGCGTTACCTACTGATTGTGCCATGTTATTTCCTCCTACTTTCAAAAGTATATTTTTAAATCATTTTGGCTGGCTAGGCCCTTTCCTCTATATCAAATAATACGCTATAATGCACCTAAAGGCAAATTAAAGAAATTTGCCGTCTAAGTCTAAATGTCTTGAATACTTTACCTCAATAATTACGTCTGTAGACAAGAATCCCTTTGACTCTTCTGATGGGCTAGTATTAGATATATCGGCCATATAAATGCTATGAAATTTAAACTTTTTTGATAAAGACGTATTGTTGTTAATATCTTTAGCCGACTCATCCATTCTTCTAAATGTATCTACCATTAAGTTTCTTATTTCATTAATTTCGTCTATTTCTACCGAATAAATAGTAAATAAAATTTGCTCACAACATATTGCCCAATTATCTTCATAAGACATTCCTATTTTATCATAGACAATGTGCTTCTTTCCGCTCAAAAATTGATTAAGCTCTGGTTGTTGCTGGACAGGAATGATAGGAATAATCTCTTGACCAATATTGTCGCTATAATAATCTTGTGGGTCAAAGATTGCCTTGTTAATTAATTCATCCCAGAGGTGCTTTCTTAGATCATGGATCATGTCTAATTTATAATTTACTGTCATAGTATTCCTCCAAATGCTGCTTGTACTGCTGACAAAGATTGCATCCTTACCGCATTTGGCGAGAATGAATATTTAACCTTTTTAATATCTAAAGGTAATCCCATTGCTCTAGCTATTCTATCATTAAATATTCTTTGGAATCCCGATTTTTTAATTGATAGATTAACTAAGTCTCCTGTAAAAAATTTAGCATAATGTAATTTAAATTGATGAGTTGCTGCACGTCCTCCAGGGCGCTGTACGGTCACTGAAGCCCCCTTTGGCATAAACATAGGTTCTCCCATGTACTCAAACACTAAGCGGCCTCCAGGGGTCCTTGGAGTGATTATAACGGGTATACCTTGTTCCATGATAGAAGCTTTATTTTTAAATACATATCTTTTTTGATTTCTTGTTTTTACTGGAGCAGTCTTAGATAAAATAAATTTATATCCAATTTGAAAACTTAATCCATTAGACATTTTTCTACTTAGTCTAAAAAGTCTTTTTGTTGAATTTCCAGTATCATCCCATTCATAAACATGGTGTAAAGCCTTTGGTTTCATTCTTGCCTGAGCATCTATATATAATCCAAAATCTTTGTTTATTTGATTAAACAGTGTTTTAGCAAACAGAGCTTCAAATCCATTATTTGTTGTTACTTGTGATAAGACATTTGCCTGATAATAAATTGCTGCCGATATTTGAGCAACTGTACTATCTTTAAGAACTCCGTCTCCGCTGCCGACCATTAATTTTTCTAGGCCGCTAGCAGCCTGGACTAGCAATTGGCTAGATGCCAATTTGTTGATTTTCCGATCTCTTAAGAGTTGAGTTATATCCTAGGACACTGCCAAACGGGTCGGTGATTGGAGTTGTTCCTGTTACTTCAAATACTGTCGGGGTGCTAGTAGGATAATTTAGTTCTTCCCAAATAACCTCTCCTGATTGATTTGAGATATTGGTTACTTTTTCTCTTGAGTTTAATTTTCTTAAAGTTCTAACATCTATGAATTGGTTATAAGCATATTTAGTAGAGTATACTTCTTTGTCTCCGCCTCTGGATGTAGAGGAATTGGTAATACTTCCTTTAGCGCTACATGGAATAGTTTCGTAAAAATTCCATTCTTTCTTAATCGCTCCAGTAGATGCATCTTGAGAATCTACTTGCCTATACACATCCATTTTCATATAGAGCATTGGATAAATTAAATCATTCATTAGATTACAACCATACCATTTACTACATATGGGTTTAGCAATTGATCGGCATATAGATTACCTGTGCCTTTATAAGCATCTCCAGTGTATTCAAACTTCCAGTCAAATGCCTGTACGTTCTTAATATACTTTTCTTTCCAGCGCTGATCTTTAGAGAAGTAATCCTTCATTAAAACAATGCAGGCTTCTTCAACATTATCTGGAACTTTATCCCAGCCAAATTTACCCTGAATCTTATATCTTACATTTTTTTGAAATGCTCCGCCATAATTTAAATCATTTACTGTTGAAGGAACCATTCCATTAGCAATATAAACTGTATTGTCCATATCATAAGTTCTGTCTACTCTAACTCCAAATCCAGTCTCTGATATTACTGGATAATAATTCCAATTATTAATTGAGTTAATATTATCTATTAATAGGATATCATTTGCGTATATTTCATGTATCTGTATCAATTTAAAAGGCAACAGAAGAATATCTGTTCCCGCTCCATATGCAACTTGAACGTCATCATATACAGAAAATTGCTGATTACAATAATTTTCAATTACTTTTCTTCCGTACTTTTCTGCCATTCTTAATTCATGATACGTTTTGTAATTTGGATCGCTAGGATCTGTTCCAATATTCAAGTCTTCATAAACTTCTGCTAAATTAGCATATGGGGTGACTACATCTGTGTAAGTTGTGTGAGAATTAGAAACTGAATTTATAAAGTAGCTCCAAACAAATTTAAATTTTCTTTGTCTGGTTGTGTATGTTCTTGGAAGAATAATTTGATATGTTCCAAAATCATTATCTAACTTGGTTGCTGTTAATACAGCAAGCGGGGTGGCGGCGGCGGGATTCAGCAAAGGAATAATCGCTGGGTCATCTGCAACATCATAAATAGTTACAGAAACATTTCCGTCTGCATCTACTACCTCTCCTCCGTAAAAAATCTTAGTTTTAACGGGGGTGCTACTTTCTGTATAAACTTCAGCCATTATATTTGGTAATGATTAGCTATAAAACTCTTGAACCTCTTTTGGGGTAGCTAATCTAAAACCTTCCTCCTTGTCAAAAATTGATTGAGCATCTTTTTCATTCATAGCAATAAACGGATGATCCTTTGTAAAGGTATGTCCTAAAATATCGTATCTGAAATTAGCTCTAGTCATTCTAACAAGTACCGTGTCCTCTGCCTGATCCTTCTTTGGATCAAACTTAGGAAGTATCTCATCAGAAATATCTTCTTCTTCCGCCTTTTCAATATCCTTAAGCGTCTTAGCATATACAGCCCAGGTCACGCCTTCTTCTGATAATGCCGCAATAATATCATTTTTATTCTTTAAGCCGTCTGTGTCTACGGCAAAATCTTCTGCAACTTTTCTTAATTCTGCAACTTTTAATGTCTCGAATGACATGGTAATCTCCTTAGTCTAGGTATGTTTATTATAGCATTAGTAAATTAAAATGAAAAGCCCCCGAAATTAATCGGGGGCCTTTCTATAGCTGTTTTAATTAAGAAGCAACCTTAACGTTCTTTACTACGACCCAAGCATCTGCTTGTTCGATTTGGACACCAACGCGAGTATACATTGTATATTCGATTGAGTCTTTACGTGGCCAGAAGAAACGATATACAGTTACATCACGCTTGATACCAATAACAACGTTATTTGGGAATGTCAAGTGGATATCTCCGTGTGAACCAGCTGCGCCTGAGTAGTCGCCAGTCTGTGTCTCTGGAAGTAGCGGAACTTCAACAATTGGAATACCAAATGCGTAAGGAGCTACGTATCCTGCAGGTCCGCCTAGTGGGGCAACCTCACCACGGATTATGCTTGAAGCAATATCCTGTGGAATTGTTTGGTTTGTTCCAATGCTGTTGTTATATAGGAAGTCTTGGACCAGGTTTGAACCAGCAAGGAAGCGAAGGTCTGTACGACGTTGCTTGTACTTACGTGGAAGTGCCTTAAGAGCTGAGTTGAATACAGCACGAGAAACGACTGCTCCACCTGCATCTACAACATTACCATAGGTCTTAGCCTTCTTTACAATACCATTGAATGACTTGTAAAGTGCGTCTGATGTCAATGCGGTATTACCATTAAGAACTACGTCTTCAATGTCATTACCAGCTTGTGTTGCCATCATACGTGCAATATGATCTTCTAGATCTGGACCTTCAATGTTGTCTTCTAGAGACTCAGTTGAAAGTTCCCAATCCATGCGAAGCTTCTTTGTTGTCAAAGAAATCTTTGAGAATGTTACAGCACCGTTTGTTGCGGTATCTGAACCTTCTGTAGCGAGCTTCATAAGCTTCTCGCCAACACCAATACGATCAATCTCGGTTGTATCTGCCTTCATGCGTACTGTACGTGCGACCTTACCAATTACGGTTGCGTCGAACATATAGTCTAGGAAGCGAGCTGATTGTTCTGGATTAAG